TTCTTTGAAGCGCCATATTTAGCGTGTTTTGGGTAATCCCAGACACTTCCAAAGCAGCCAGGCCCAGGCCCGCCAATTCTGTCTGTGTGGTCCCTATTACACGCGCAAACTTTTGCTGTGCAATAATTGCCTTGCCAGAGGATATCGTCAAGGCAATCATTGCAGCGGGTCCTGCAACTGCTAAAATGACCGCCGCTAGTTTGGCGAACCCAGCGGACAAGTTATTCAATGATCGACGCATTCCTCTCACGCGCTTACTTATACCACGCCTGAGAGAGCTAAAAGACCTTTTTGCCTTTTTAACACCGGTCTCAAAATTCGCCGTGCTTAAGCCCAAATCGGCTAATAAACTACCTACCTTAGTCGCCATATTTACGCCTATTTTCTGTCGCTCGTTGCGTTAGGTCTGCGTCTCTCTCGGCCTCTTTTTGCCAGGCTATCTCAGCCTGTCGAAAAGCGACGTACAGCATGATATCCTCATCTGTTAGAGTGTCTAATACCTTAGACGGGGGGATTCTGTAGTCTAGACTCAACCTGATCAGTAATGCTAGGCGAGGAGATTCAATTACTTTTTTGCGGTTTTTTTAGCCGCCTCTTGAATGCTGCTACTGATCTCATTGAAGAGACCAGCCAGCTCTTGGGCAGACAGATTATCAAATGCTTTTATTGCTTTATCGTACGATGCGAATATTGGTTTTCCATTTTTATCAACCAACGCCATCGCTACGGCTGTTTTGGCGTATTTCTCTTCATTTTTTGCCAACTTTTCTAACTTTAGTTCTTGACCGAACGTTAGCTTTTTAACAAACGCCCTTTTATCAAATAAAGTGACGGGAATTAATTTTTGTTTAAAATCTGCAGCAACTAAGTAATCCATTATGAAGTTTCTCTAGCCAAGGTGCCAGCAGCTTTTAAGTTAATCGTTGTTCCCGCTAAGTCCCCAACATTACCGGCAAACGGGTTATACGTTGTAAGTAATGCTTGGCCTTTATAGTTTGGGTTGGTTGCGCTTACTGCCCCGGTGGTCGGCCTAATAATCACCTCTATTAAAGTGCCCACTAAGGGGAAGATGATTGAATCAATTTGGCCCGCTGCGAAATCTTGCGAAAGTTCTAGGTCAATACTCCAGTTTTTCAATCCGCCTATCATTAAATGGGTCAGGTCCCCCATATGGGTGTTGTCTACCTCATCAGCCGAATAGTTTAGCGACAGACTCTTCATGTGGTCCGAAATCTCGTTACCGTCTATTGACACAAAGCTATTTGTTAGTACAAAAGTTGACATGATTTATCTCCTATAAGATTCCAAAAACTACAACAAATTGAAACGATGGACTTGTGCCGCCTATCGTGTAATTGATTCGCCAGTAATCATCACTTATGGCTCCGACGACGTTTAGCATCTGTGATGTTTTAGCTGTTATTTGAGCAAATGTTATCCGACTAATTGCGCTGGTGAACGATCCATTATCGTCACTTTCCACTACTACATCAAGTGTTGGACTCGTGCCAGAAACGCCCAATACATGGATTGCAACCCAGAGGGATTGGCTAGAACTTAGCGCGCCCAATTGGGTGCCAGATGAAACACCACTGGCGACTGCAGCGGCTAGGTTTAACTCGAAAACCCCCCGCACCAAATCCCCGGACGCGTTTCCATCCATTTTAAACGTGTACATTTCGCCTATTTCTAGGTCTTGTATATATGTAATTTCTCCCATTTTGATAAAATAAGCCACTTCGCCTACAGTGCCTAGCCCTGTCGCATAAGTCAAAATTTTGTTTGCTTCGCCCACATTTGCAAATAGTGTAGAGTCGGCTGGATATTCCGTTGTTTCGTCCCAGAAACCCTCCATCGAGCAACCAAATGTTTTGAGCCCAGGCTTGGCAATATGGGTGTCACTCGATAATACAGTCCCGTCCTTATCGTCCACACCAAATTGTACCGATAGCCCGTGGGCGGAGTTACTGAAGTCGATAGCGTCTAAATAGACCGGTCTATTCTTGATTACTGATGTACCCATGGTTACTCCTCGTAAAACACTCTAAAGGTGTGAGCGCGATGGTAATTGTTGTCTTCGCGATCAAACAGATCTGTGAGCGCTTCAAAAAATATAGTTTGGATAACAACGCCCGCAACCGTCCCAGTAAACCGAGCCAGGCACGCTTTTATTTGAGCTGTTATCGGGATAATTTCATCAAAGGTGCTTGTATAAACGCTTATCTGCAGGCTGGCTATGGTCGGCATAGTGCTCCCCCCCATAACTTCTGTCGGGGTTTCATCAAATATAGACCAGACGATATAAGGCTCCTTTTGGCTTTCTGGTGCCAGAACAGCCCATATACCAGAATCATTAAGCAACGCGGTTAAAGCCGTGAATTCTGACAACCTTGTACTAATCGCAGTTTCAATATTCAATTCAAAGCCGCTCTTATTTCACTAGCCATTATATCGAGCATGTTTTGCGCCTCTGAGGAAAATGTCTTTGTCCACGTTCTATTAGCGGGCAACCTGCCACCTCTTCCGCCGAACTCGTGTAGATGCCCATAATATCTAGCCTTACCTCGATACCCTATTCTAAAGCCGGTTGTTTTATCGCGCTTATACCCGCCCAGAAATCTAAGTTGTGAACTATTGATTTTAACGATGGAGATTAATTTTCTAAGATGTACCGGAGGCGGGCCGAGAGGTATTTTAGCCTGTAGCTTTTTCCTGTAATATGCGGCGGCGCTCCTGACTGCTTTTTTAGCAATTGTATGTTGTAAATTTATGTTAAGCTTACTTAATCTTTTATCAAAATCCGCGGCGCCATTCCAGGTTAGTGTTATATCATTAGTCGCCACGCTCTACCGCCATAATCAGCAGACTGACCTTTCTTTCGTCTGGGTCAACGACACTTTCAATGTCGAACAACCTCGAATCAAAGCTTATCCGCATCTTGGGAGTGATCATACCTATGTTGTAGTCGTACCAGATCCAAAATTTATGGGTAGATTCTGATTTGACTTGCCCTCGTCCTTGAAACTCACGGCCGACAGTTGATTCTATATCGGCATAGCAGGTGTAAAGGTCAGTCCAGGTTTCGACCTGACCACCCGCCGACCCTTTCGCTACTGTCTTGGTTTGAATGGTTATTCTATTTCGCATTTTCCCGGCTTTCATAAGCGCGGTATTCTATATTGATCGAGCTGGCACTTGACGCTAAACGGCACCTCGTTAATACTATCTGAACTAGTCGCCTCTTTATTTTGATACCAATGAGCGATCAGCGCCAACATAGCACCACGTATACCCTCGGGGACCGCGACAGAATCAACGTCTGCGCCGTCAATATAGCCCGCTGTAAATTCAACCTCGACCGCCTCACTAACTGCGCGAGTACTTGGCCAAGTTTGGTCGTAAGCTTGTTCGACTTTGCCTAATATGTCGCCCTTCAATAGACGATACCATTCAGGTAAAACGGTTTGTTGGTTTCCGTCATCGTCTAGGTACTTTATCGAATCCAGAGATATAACCGGCGCAACAGGCAATTCAATAACACTCGGGAAGGAATCAAGATACAGCGTCCAAACTTGGGGAACTAAAGCTCTGCCAGTATAATTTTCGGCAAACTCACGCGCTTGAACTATTAACCGATCAATCACTGTGTCATCATGGGTATAGGCGGCATCCCTGGCGAGTACAGCCGGTTTGACTTCGGTATTAGTTAGCGGCTCATTAGCCGGTTCTGTCGTTCGTCGGTAGCTCATTTGGATTTTTTGGTTTTTTTGGATTTCTCGCTAGGCTTAACATATACCGCTTGGCCGCTGTCAACTAAACGTTGTTCGTACGCTTTGTCTAGCGTGACCTCTTCCCCTACGGCGTATGCAAAGTCATCGCCCGCTAGACTTGTATTTAATTTGATCATAGTAGTATTAGGGGGTAGTTGCCTACCCCCTACCAATTAGCTCTGTATTTACCGATCACGCTTACGCTTGGATCAAGTGCTTGATACCAGTTGCGTCTACAACCTTGCCATCCATTCGTTTGAACCCGCGAAAACCTATTTGACCATTCGCGGCGTACAACTCAACCAAGCGTTGAACGACTGCATTTGACCGGTCAGCTACAACGTAACCGGAAAGATCGCCAAAGACTACAGACTTTAGTCCTGTAGTCATTGCGGGCATTGCGCTTGAATCAATAACCCGTCTGCCTAATAGCATGTCGGGCGTACCAGCCTGTAAGCCTGGTTGCCACATATATTGACCTTCACCGTCTTTTAGTTTACGAACTGCTTTTATTGTGAGGTCAGCTAGCAAAAACACCGCGTTTTTGCGATACATTCTAGGCACGCTGTGATACAGGTCTAGAAGCTCGTCTGTAGTGATAGCCGCAACACCCGCCGCCGTAACTCCAAGCCCAGAACCCTGTACTATTCCGGTTGGCTTACCCGATCCATCACCGTTGATAAAAGCGAGTTCTTCAGCGAGGCCGAACCGCTTTCCAAAGTTGCGAGCAAGATAACCCGACACATCAAAGAAAGCATCAGCTAACAACTCTTCAGATACTTTTATAATAGTCGTTAATTTGTGCGCGCCTAGTACGGCCTGGCCAAATGCTGCGTCACTCTCGTTATATCCTGCCTCTTCTGCCGTCCATGCGGCTGTGCCCAATGAACTCTCAATCGGAATATTTCTATCTGAACTTGTCGTTATCACGGTAACGAATTGCCGTATTTCGTTGATATCCTGTAACACTTCTACCAAGGTGGTGTCGAACTCCTCCGGGGTAATAAAACCCCCCTCGGAATCTGTACCAACTTGCAAAGCGTTTAAGATATCATGAGACAAAGAAGCCATGCCCCGCCTTGCATAAGCATTAAATCCCTCCCTATACTCATCAGACGCAAAGACAGATTTCTTGTCTTTAGCGTCAACATTCAAGCGCGATGATTCGTCTAAATTTACATTGAGATCGTTCTCAATCACAGCCGCGTTGTGCAGCCGATCCGCTCGCTTTTTATACTGCTCTTGGTCCGTGTCCATTGCTTCGTAGGATTCCTGCTCTGCAGAGGTCAGGTCGCGGTTTTCCGCTTCCGCCTTGTCCAGCAGAACTTTCATTTGTTCTACAACTTCTGCGCGTTTTAATAGAATATCGTTGATATCCATGGTCTTTATCCTCAAATTACAGGTAAATAAATGCCCACATTGGGTGGGCTTATTTGTGTTTGTGAGCCGTCCGGCTCGGGCTATCTAGTAAACTCAGGCGCTTCCGGTTTAATGCAAGTCGCCACGCTGTTTGTGATTCAATATCTTTAGGTTCCGGTGCCTTGGTAATCCATGGTTTGGCGATATTTGAGACCGCCTGGCCGCCGTCAGTAATTTCTGTAGCAAAACCAAGGGCCTCTGCTTCACTCGCAGTAAACCATGTTTCCTCTGTCATCATTGTAGAAATCGATGTCGGCTCTAGGTCTGTTTTTTTCTGGTAGATTGAAACAATTGAGTTTTTGATTTTGTCCAGCAAGTCGGCTGTTGTTCTATGATCCGGCGCATTACCCACGGAAATAGACCATGGATCATGAATCATCATCAGAGAATTTTCTGCCATTGTGATAGTGTTTCCAGCCATTGCTATTATGCTGGCGATGCTAGCGGCTAAACCGTCTATAAAGACATTGATTTGACCAACGTGCTGTCTTAAAAGATTGTAAATAGCAAACCCATCAAATACGTCACCGCCGAACGAGTTTATTCTGACGTTGATATCCCCGGTCATATCATCCAATAGTTTCTTAATAGAAAGAGCGTTCACGTTCTCGCCAAAAAAGCTATCACCAATATCAGTGTATATAGTTATTTCATTCATATGCTAATCTCTCTATTTGTTGATTAAGTCTATCGCGCGTGGCTTCGACTGCTTGCGCTGGATCTGTGTAGGCGCTGATATCTGCCAGCCGGATCGTAGTGTAAGCTGTGGCGCTTTCTAAATTTATTTTTAACTCTCTCGATAAAGTTTCTGCGTGGCGGGCGTAGAACCGTGGTAGCCACTTGGCGAACGCGGCAACTGATAACCTTGCAGCTTCAACCTGCAGGGCTTTAATTTCGCGGTCTGCGATCAAATTGGCCAAGTTCTTATTTAAGTCTTTTTCCCTTTCAGAAACAGTCATCATATTTAGTGGCAATATAAAATCATCGAGCCCGTCCGCCCAATTCAGGTTTTCTAACTTCCTCACCTCGTTTCGTGTCATCCACCCGTCCTGAATCGCTTTTCCGTATGCTTCAATCCGTGATTTAGTATCGCCTCTTAGAAGACCTTCGACCGTGTGAGCAGCAAACAGCCTGCTGCGTTCCTCAACCGTTAACAAATCCCTTGATATTGATTGCTCAAGTCTTACCAACCACGGGCGTATAGTATGCACAACGAATTCGATAGACTGGTGTTCGATATTAGAAAACGTTGCCTTATCCATTTCGGCTAACATGTGCAGCGGTATGCGATACCAGCGCGCTATTTCTGAAATTTGAAATTTTCTTGATTCTAAAAACTGCGAGTCATCGGCGTTCATTCCAATAGCGTTGTACTTCATGCCTGACTCTAGAAGCATTGGCTTGTGCGCGTTCTTATGGCCTTGGTAGTGCTCGGCAAATTGTGTCCTTAGCCTTTCTATCACCGGGTCGCTTAACTCATGGTCGAATTCCAAAACCCCAGCAGGTTGGGCGCCATTAGTAAACATTCTAGCCGCGTGGCTTTCCGTAGCAATCGATACGCCTATTGATTCTTTCGCGAGCGCAACAGGTGATAAACCTAAAACCCCGTTACTGCCTAACGCTGCGACGCGCCAGATGTCTTTTTTACCATAAACCCTGGCGTTTCCATACTCTTGATAGTCAAAAATAAGCTCGCCAACTTTGTTTCTGTCTACCCGCATAAAGGCGGAATTTAGGGGATTGATTTCTACGATCATACCCCGGCCATCT